TGATCTACGAATGCCTGACGAATCGCGAGTGGGGGCGCGGCCTGCCGGCGTCGGCCATCAACGTTGCATCGTTCACGCAGTGCGCCGACGTGCTGTCTGAAGAGGGCTTCGGCTTGTGCATGAAGTGGTCGCGCCGCGATAGCCTGGACTCGTTCGTGCAAACGGTGATCGACCATATCGGCGCAGCCATCTACGCCGACCGCGAAACGTCGCTGCTGACCCTGAAGCTGATCCGCAAGGACTACGACGTGGCCGCGCTCCCGATCTACGATACCGACAGCGGCATCCTCGCGATCACCGAGAACGAAGCGTCGAGTCTCGGGCCGGCCGTCAACGAGGTGGTCGTCGAATACACGGACCCGATCAGCAACGAGACGCGCACCGTGAATTGCCAGAACCTCGCGTCGTTGCAGGCCACGCGCGGCGTGTTCAACTCGATCAAGAAAGAGTATCCGGGCCTGCCGAATGGCGCACTCGCGCGCCGCGTGGGCCAGCGGGAACTGCGCCTCAACGCGATGTCGCTGCGCCGCTTCACCATCAAGTTCGACCGGCGCGCCTGGCGCATTCCACCGGCCGGCGTGCTCCGCATCCGCGACCTGGTGCGCGGCATTCAGGACGTGGTGGTGCGCGTGGGCCGCGTCGAAGACGGAACGCTGACCGATGGGACCATCACGATCACCGCAGTGCAGGACGTGTTCGGCCTGCCGTCCGCGTCGTTCATCGGCACGCAGCCGCCGAACCCGGTGAAGCCTGACAACGCCCCGGTGCTGCTGAACCACCGCGCCTTCGAGGTGCCGTACTTCATCCTGGCCGGCTCGATGTCACCCGCCGACTTCGCGCACGTCTCCGACGACGCCGGCTACATCGGCACGGTGGTCGAGAAGCCGTCCGACCTGTCCCTGGCGTACAACCTGTACGTGAAGGATGGCGCGCCGACACCCGACGAAAATCCACCCACGAGCAATCCCTAAGACATGGCAAACGAAGACTACAAAAAGAAGGGTAACGGGGCGTTCGCGTCGTCCGTGGCGCTCGATGTGCCGCTGGCCGCGTTCGACACCACCATCACGTTCACACGCTCCCGCCTGGCCCGGCCTGACGCGATCAAGCCTGGCATGGGCGCGCTGGTGGGCGACGAGATCATGCGCATCGACGCGGTGGCCGGCAACGTGCTGACCGTGCGTCGCGGCTGCGCCGACACTGCGCCGACCGAGCATCCTGCCGGCCTGGCCGTGTGGCTGTTCGACGCGTCGACCGTGGGCACTGACAGGATGGAACGCTCGGCCGGCGAAGTGGTGGCCGTGAAGACATCGCCATTCACCATCGGCGGCGGCGGTATGCTCCCGCAGCGAATCCCGCCCGACCAGGTGGCGTTCAACTGGCGCGCCTTTCGCCCGTATCCGCCCGCGCACGTCCTGGTCAACGATCAGCGCTACTACGTGCCGGCCGTGGTCGACGACAACAACGACATGCACATCACCTGGTTCCACCGTGACCGCGTGTTGCAGGCCGACCAGCTTATCGGCCACGACGACGCCAGCATCGGCCCGGAGCCGGGCACCACGTACACCTTCAGGATGTACCACCCGATCACCCGCCAGGTCGTGCGCGTCGAGGAAGGCATCGCTGGCAACGAGTTCACCTACCGCCGCGCGCAGGCACTCTTCGACCTCGGGATGCCGACCGAAGTGCTGACGCCGTTCTGCACGCTCACGTCGAGCCGCGACGGCTTCGAGGCGTGGCAGTGGTACACGCTGTACGCCGACGTGCACCCGGCCGCTGGCCCGCTTCCCTTGCAGATGATGCAGTTCTCGCAGACCGTGACGGAATCGCCATACGCGGTCAACGTGCGCCACGGCGCGGCCGACCCGACGACTGACCATGTTCTCGCCGTCGCCGCGCGCCCGGTCGACCGCATGGCCGACAAGTACGAGTTGTTCGCGGACGACGTGGCGGCCGGCTCGGGCCAGGTCTTCTTCACGCCGTGGGTCGTGTCCGACTTCCGCCTGCCCGAACTCGAAACCATCGTGAACGTGCGCACCTCGTCGCTGTTCGACGGCGTGCCCCTGTCGTCGGTGCAGGTCGGGCAACTCGGGCTGATCGACAACGAGATCGTCCAGGTGGTCGCCGTCGCCGCGAAGCAGATCACCATCAAGCGCGGATGCCTGGACACCGTGCCTGCCGTGCACATCGCCGGATCGCGACTGTGGTTCTTCGAGGTGTCCGCGTCGTTCGATCCTGCTGCGCGCTCCGATGGCGCTGTCGTGGGATACAGGATGCGCCCGGTCAGCTACAGCACGCCGTACGCGCTGAACACGCTGCCGATGCTGGCGATCACGATGACCGGCCGCGCGAAGCTGCCGTATGCACCTGGTCGGATCGTGGTGAATGGCCGGCCGTGGTTCGAGGAAGCGCAGGCTGTCGCCGGCAAGGCGGTCGCCTTCTCGTGGGCGCGCCGGAATCGCCTGACGACGGCGGGCGGCGTGGTCGCACATGCGGACCAGGACCAGGTGCCCGAGGACGGCCAGGTGGTCGCGCTCACCTTCTACTACGAGACGCCGGCCGCGCAACCCGGTGATCCCGCTGTGCAGAACGTGCTGCGCAACGTCGACGTGGCAACGAGCGTCTACAGCTACCCGTACGCGCTGGCGCAAGCCGATGGCCTGGCCGCCGGCAACGCGCTCGGCGTGTGCGGCACGGTCGTCATCTACTGCCGCATCGAAGCCAAACTCGGCGCGCTGCGTTCCCTGCAATCCTACGTGGTCCCGATCCGCGTACCTTCCTATCCGTGCTAACGACGATGGCAAATAGCGACTACAAACAGGACGGCCGCAGCGCGCAATTCGCACCGCTGTCCGAACTCGCAGAACCGATTGACTACCTCGACCGCATCATCAAACTTGGCCGCGCCAACTTCCCGCGCATCGACTCGCTGAAGGTCGGAATGCCGGCGCTGTGCGACGACGAATTCATGCAGGTGACGGCCATCGCGCCAGGCCAGATCGCGGTCAAACGCGGCACCGCCGACACCGTGCCGGCGAAGCACGCGAAGCTGTCGCTGATCTGGTTCCTCGATCCGATCCAGGGTATCGGCGGCGACCTGAAGGAGCACAGCGCGGGCGAGACGAGCGGCATCAAGTACGCCCCGTACACCATCGGCGGCGGCAAGCTGCCCCTGGCCGAGTCCGAGGTCGACGGCGTGACCTACAACTGGCGGCAGTTCCGCCCGTACCCGCCTGGCGCCCTTCGCGTGCGCGGGGATCGCTGGTGGGTCGAGCACACCCTGACCGCCGACGATCCGCTGCTGCCGATCACCTGGGCACACCGCGACCGCGTGTTGCAGGCGGACCAGCTTGTCGACCACGACGACGCGAGCATCGGCCCGGAACCTGGCACGACCTACACCGTCCGCATCTACAACAAAGCCGGCACGCTCATGCGCACGGAAGTCGGGATCATGGCCGATCCGCTCGACATGTACGGCAACCTGGCCGCGCCGTCCTGGACCTACACCTGGTCGCAGGCGATGGCCGATCTGCAAGTCCCGCCCGCGCTGGAAAAGGGCGACATCGAGCCGGGCACCATGACCATCTTCTCGACGCGCGACGGCTTCGATTCGTGGCAGGGCTACACGATCCCGTTCAAGGTGAACACGCAGGGCATCTTCGTGAAAATCGCGCAGGCCGCGCAGGTGGTCGGCCAGGTCGACGACATCGAGCGCACCGGAGGCCCGTATCCGCCCGCCAGCGGCGTTTATGGCGCGCAGGTGGCGCAGGTAGCAGCGCAGCCGCTCGACGACGCCCTGAACGCTGTACCGGCCTCTGACGCGCTGTATGTGGCGAACCTGCACGAGAGCGCCGGCCAGCAGTCCAGTCTGCCGGCATCGCTGAACCGCAATCTGTTCGAGGCACCGTATGCGCTGCTGAAGCGACGCGGCGAGTCGTCGAGCGCGACGAAGCTGGTCACGGTGGTGGCGCGGCCGGGCGACCGCCTGACCGACACGCACTCGATCTGGACCCGCTACGACTTCCCGGCCGGGACCGGCGAGGTGCTGCAATTCGATCACAAGGTCGATCCCGCGTTCACGCCGTGGATCACCCTGGCCGCGACAGTCGACTACCTGGACACCGCCATCACCATCGCCGGCTCGTCCTTCTACGACGGCGTGGCCCTGGACAACGTGCAGGCCGGTCAGGTCGCCCTGGTCGACGCGGAGATCGTGCGCATCGAGAGCCGCACCGCCGACACCTTCACCATCGCGCGCGGCGTGTTCGACACGGTGCCGACAAAGCACGGTGCCGGCTCGCGCGTGTGGTTCTTCGAGGCGGCGGCCGGCAACGATCCGACCGACTATCCGATCACGAAGGCGGCGAACGGCGCGATGGGCGCGGCCATGCAGGTGAAGATGGTGCCGGGCGTGTACGGCCCACCCGTCGACCTGGCCCTGGTGCCGACCGACCGCCTGGACACCGCGCGCCGCGTCGAGCGCCCGTACCCGCCAGGCGAGGTGCTGGTGAACGGTCAGCCGTGGTACATGGGCGCGCAGATGGTGCCGGGCGTGACCGCGCACATCACCTGGAACCATCGCAACCGCGACACGCAGGGCGCGCAGGCCGTCGACCACCATGCGCCGAATCGTGTGCCCGAGGATGGGCAGAAGTACCGCCTGTCGATCAAGCTGACGATCTACGACAGCGCCGCGAAGGCGTACTACACGTCGACCGTTCGCAACGACATCGTGGACGGCACCAGCTACGACTACACGGCGGCGATGGCGAGCGCTGACGGCTACCGCGCGGGCACGCTGCTGAACGCGTGCGGCCGGGTCACGGTGGGCCTGTACCTGGAAACCATTCGAGGCGAGTTCGCATCGTGGCAGGGCTACGTGATCCCGCTGCTGCTGCCGTCGTATTCGTGCCCACCAGGTAAGCCGCCAGG